AAGGCCCAGCAAGGCGCGTGAAATCCCATGGGATTTCTGCGTTCGCCGAAACATTGGTGTTTGGGGCATCATCCCCTTCTACCGCTATGTATCAGGTGATTCGTTATCGGCATTCTGTAAGATTGCAGGCAACGCTTTTGCTGACTAATCCAAACTTAGGTTTGGCCTCTCGAATGGGCTTAGTTAACCCATTGTCGATAGCGTGGGAAGTTGTCCCCTTCTCCTTCGTCGTTGACTGGTTTCTACCAGTCGGTAACTTCCTTGAAAACCTTACCAGCTTAGCTGGGACGGTTCAATTGGAGGCACAAGCGGCTTATCGAAAGACAGCCTCAGGATCTGATCGCGTCGCATTCCCGGATATCCCGGGTTTAGACATAGGCAAGAACCGGAAGGATCTTGCTTACTCATTCCAACGAGCCGTTGGAGAGCTTCCTATGCCGAAGCTTGCGTTCAAGATACTGGAGGGACCTTCGGTAGTACGAGCAGCAACAGCAATTTCTCTGTTGATTACCGTACTAAATACAGGCCTCAAGCGTACCTATGTAGGTCGCGGAGGTTAATCCGGGATACACACTTGTTATTATTAATGAGTGCCCACATTTGAAAGTTCATCATGCCACAAATGGCCGATATCACTGTCAAGAAAGCTGACAACTCGACTGACATTGTCTATGTTGCACAAAGCCCATCGGCTGGGGATTCCCAGCCGGCGGTTTGGCGTGCCACTGCTGCAGGTGCGGCTCCCGCGTTCCAACCCCAGCTTAAACTCTGGACTAAGAACAACGGGCCTAAAACGGCTCGGCGTGTATATTTTGAATATACATATCCGCAAACCGCTACTGATTCGACTACTACGCTAACTACTGTAGTTAACAAAGAAATCTTTTCAGGTTCCTGCATCCTCCCGAATGAAGTGCCGAGCACGATTTCCGCAGAATTTGCGGCTCAGTTCGGTCACCTCATGTCGGCAGCGCTGATCATTAGTTGCAATTCCTCTGGTTTTGCACCTAACTAACAGGCTGAAGGGGGTTCATTAAACCGTTCCCCTACCTTTAATGGTACTGGAGATTCAAATGTCTAATGAGTTTTTCGTTGGCACAGCCTCTAAATATTTTGAGGCCCTCGATTCACCGGAATCTTTATCATGCTATCTAATGATGAAGTATGGTGAGTTCACGTCTCTTATTAGTAAGAGAGTGAATCCATTACACTATAATGATCCTGAAAGCTACTTTCGCGCTTGCGCGGCAGTTGAGTTTCTGCGTAAAGCAGAGATTCCGACCGAAATAGATACTCGGGCGAAAGCTATTAGCTCATTTATGGAATCTGAAGCTCGCTGTTGTAAAACCAACAGCAGGTTACTTCCATTCATCTATCAGGGCCCTTTCGGACCCCGGGATGAGCGTTTTCGGCGCTTCTTATTACGCGTGCGAAAAGAGGTAGCCCAGATTCTAGGACCGATCCCTCGGGTGCTAAATCCGCGGTTTGGACCTGGTGGAACCTTCGAGGACAAGGGGCAGTTCGTGACAGTCCCAGACAAAATGTCTAGTAGACCTACAGTCACTGGTCCGTTACGTGACTTTGCTCCGTTATGGTGGGAAACCGCCTGGAGTAGAAGTCTTGTGACGGATCGTCCACATCAGTCCGATCCAAAAACCGTCAAGGGTAACCGTTTTGTTACGGTTCCTAAAGATGGAACAACTGATCGAGGTATTGCCATTGAGCCTTCTTTGAATATATTCTACCAACTTGGTGTAGGCGCTGCCATCCGGCATCGTCTACAACGTACTGGCGTGGATATTCTCAGAGCTCAAGACAATCATCGTGCTTTAGCACGTAGTGCCTCCATAGAAGGCGACCTTGCGACTATCGATCTATCTTCAGCTAGTGATTCTGTTAGTACAGCCCTAGTCAAACTCGTCCTCTCTGAGGATTGGTATGACTTGTTGTGCTGCCTAAGGTCACCATCTACTCTCTTAGAGGGAAAATGGTATCACCTTCAGAAGTTTTCCTCTATGGGAAACGGTTACACTTTCGAACTCGAAACCTTGCTATTTTTAGCAGTCGCTCGGGCTCTTAGTGATTGCGAGATCGAAAGGTCTCGTATCTATGTGTATGGAGACGATATTATTGTCCCCAAAAGCATGGCTACCTCACTTATTAACGCGTTGGAGTTTCTCGGGTTTCAGACTAATAGTCGAAAGACCTTTATTGATTCTCCTTTCAAAGAGAGCTGTGGTGGTGATTACTTCTTAGGATCAGATGTCCGACCCTAT